TACTTTCAACGCTCAAGGAGGTATCAATGCTTGGGGAGTTCAGATTATCCCAACTAACGCTTTGACTGGCACGGCTGCGGATTTCGTAGGTGGTGACCTTTCAGTTATCAACGTCCGTTTGAGAAGCGGTTTGCAAGTAGCTATCGGAGAGTCTGGCGATGATTTCATCGACAACTTGAAGACTGTAAGAATCGAGCAGAGATTGGTTCAATTCATCTCCGCAAACGATACTCCAGTATTGGTAAAAGGAACTTTTGCAGCTGCTAAGGCGCTTCTTGAGACTACCTAATATTTGTGTTTGTGTTTAGTTTAATGGTGAAAGGGGATGCATTTTGCATCCCTTTTTTTATTACAATTACTTGAAAATCAACAATCGGAAAAAATATTATTACATTTAAAGAAAAAAACATGGCAGATTTTACACTATGCAAGCCGCAAAGATGTAAACTCAAAATGAGTTGCGAGCGGTATTTAACTAAACCTGGCGGATTGCCAATCTACTTTGAAAAGGAGCCTTGTAGCTCGGACGGCACTCAATGCCCTATGCATTATAAAAGAAATTGTAAAACCTGTGGAGAAATATGAATATTACCGAAAATGAGTTTTTAATAAAAGAGATTGAAACTTTAAATTTAACTCTTTCTAATGAGGATTTTGTAGCACTTGCTAAAGAGGTTGCTGAATATTGTAAGAAGTTTAAACCAGAAAGCGTTTTAGATTATGGATGTGGAACTGGTGTTTATTCAGAGGTTTTAAGGCGTGAAGGCTTTAATATTATTGGCCAAGACATATTTAAAGCGCATCGAGATTATTGCAAAGAAAATTACCCTTTGCTAAAGGTTTACCAGAAGCCGAGACAAGCGGATCTAATGCTTTGGATTGAGGTTGCTGAACATATGACCGACCAAGAGATTAGTAAAGCTTTGGAGGTTGTTAAACCAAGAATTATTCTGTTTTCTTCTACTCCAGAGATAACGGCTTTTGATGCTGATTGGGGACATATAAACATCAAAACTGAAAAGGATTGGATTGCCATGTTTAAAGAGCTTGGTTATAAGCTAATCGAGAAACCAAAAACACCTACTTTATGGGCGTTGACGTTCCAAAAAATCTAATTTACTTTATCTACTACGGCGGAAAGATAACACATTATCACAGACTTAATTTAAGGCTATTAAACAAGTACTGGAGCGTATTTAATGGTAAAAAGGTAGTCAAGGTTGCCGTAGATGGTAAAGCCTTTCTAGAGCCTTTAAAATCGCTCCTACCAAGGGATTGTGAGTTTGAGATTGTGGAGAATAATCGCATACTTGGAGAGTCCGTGCATTTTATCGATTCGATTAACAAAGTAAAGGATGGGATTACCTTTTATGCCCATTGTAAAGGAGTTTCTAGGCCTGTCTGGAGCGGATTGGACATCTGGATTGAGCAGAGTTATAAGCGCAACCTCGAAACGATTCCAGATCTATCTACTAAGCTATTCTCTGGCATTTGTGGTAAGCTTTTACCTTGCCCTCCTTACGTTCCTCAAGATTTCCATTACTCAGGCTCTTTCTACTGGTTTAACACAGAAAAAGTAAAAGCTAGGATTGGCAAGTACGAGATGAATCGATATTTAACAGAAAGATTTCCAGCTATAATTGCAGATAAAAGCGAGTGCCATTTTGCTTATCCTTATTCAGAAAAGAATCTAAACTTTTACGAAGAGCGTACATGGATCAACCTTTAAAGATATTTTACTCGAATCCGTTTGACTTAAATAAAAATATAGGTAAAGCCTATAATGATTATTTAAGCAGCCTAAACGTAAACGATGAGGATTGGATAATAATGCAGGACGGAGACATATTGTATCTAACTGGAGACTGGGGAAAGCGTATTTACGATGCCTTGGCTTTAGATGGAGATAAATTTGGATTGGTTGGATGTTATACCAATCGGCTGAGGGCAAAACATCAACTGCACAATAAAGAGTTTAATTACGAGTTGGATGTGAGAAGGCATTACGAAATAGCTTTAACTTACCAAGGCGAAGGCATCCAGGAGATTAAAGAATATATCGCTGGCTTCTTTATGGCGTTTCAGTACAAGACCTGGAAAAAAATTAAGTTTGTAGAGAATAGCCTTGCTTTTGATTCTCTATTTTCGATGCGAGTAAAAGAGCTAGGATTAAAAATAGGATTGATTAAATCGCTTTACGTTTTTCATGGTTACCGACTTTGGCAAGACGTTGAGCCATGGAATGATAAAAAACATTTAATGAAATAAATACTATCTTTATGATAAAATTATTGGTTGATCTCGAGCCGTTCCAAAAAGGCGAAATTTTAAGCGTTGGCAAGACCTATGACGCTTATTTAGTCGATAAAGGTCTGGCGGTATGGATTAAAGTGGACAAACAAGACTTTAAAAAGAAATGAGCGTAATTAAACCTTTAGATATCAGATATAGCTCCACGGTAGCAACGGAGCCGATTACATTGGCAGAGGCAAAAGCCTGGCTTCAAATCGATTTCTCAGATTGGGATACTTTACTTACAAATGAATTAATACCAGCGGCTAGGATTGAATCCGAGAAAGCCTCTGGGATGCTATATGTCCAGAGAAATGTGGTTATTACGGATAATAAATCAGGCCAGAGAATATATCCAATTGGCCCTTGGGTGGCGGATGTAACAACGGACGAAACAGAGGTAGAGAATTACACTTATACGGCTGGATTTAATAACTCCAATCCATTGCCTCAAGACTTGCACGTTGCCATGCTTAAAAGGATTGCTACGGATTTTGCTTATCGTCAAAACTTGATGGATGCACAAACCTACTATTCTACAAAGGCTAGTATTTCAACTGAGTTAAAATATAGAGCAGATTTATTCGTATGATAAACTTTGGAAAATATGACCAGAAGGTTGAGTTTGTCTCTTTCCAAGCGGTAAGCGATGGCGCTGGAGGTACGTCTCCAAGTCCAGCAACAAATTTATCCACCTTTGCATCTGTAAAGCAAACCAGAGGAAACAATGGATTAGAAGCGGGAGAGATGGTATTACCAAATACATATACTATCGCAATTCAGTATCGTGTCTCATTTATTCCAAGCGAGAATTACCAGGTTTATTATCGCAACCGTTATTACAAAATTACTAGCGTCAAACTAGACGATCAACGGCTGCACAAAGAGTACATTATTGAAATGATTGGAGTGTAATGGCAGTTAAAATAATTGGATTAGAGCAAGCTTTAAAAGACCTTGATAAAAAAGGAGATCAAGTAATTGCAGCCGTAAAAGAAAGGCTAGCGGATGCAGCTACAGAAATAGAAGTAAAGGCTATACAAAGAGCGCCAAGTACCTGGGCAGGTCAATCTTTAAACATTAAGCAAAGAATTGATAAAGTCGTTGAAAATAGCGGATTAACCTGGAAGGTTGGAGTTCAAGCTGGAGATCCAGTATTTGAGATTGAGGCTTGGCTAGAGTTTGGAACTGGATTAAGTGCAAGAGAAATATTAAGTCGTCCAAATTATACCTCAGAGATTAGAGCAATCGCTAAAAATTTCTACAGAAATGGACAAGGTAGAATTATTGGAAAACCTTACCTTTTCCCCTCTTATTTTGAAGCTACTGCAAACCTGGTAAAAGATATTGAAGCAGAAATAAACAAGGATATAAAATGAGAGAAATATCTACCGACATACGAATAGCAGTTATAAACGCAATTTCACCTCTAACTCTTAGTGGAGTTACTTTGCCAGTTTACGATACTGAGTTACCTCCTGGTATAAATCCAGCTAATTATCAAAATTCAGCTGCTTACGTTTTAATTACTGACCAGAACGAAGCCGAAACGACTAATAATGATTGCACAATTAGGCAGAATGCAACCTTTCAGATTAATATAATTACCAAGTTTCCACAAGGTAGTGGAGGTAAGAAATTATCGGAAAATATCTCCAATGCTATTCAGCAAAAAATGACTTTGCAATATTTGAATTTACCAGTAGACTTGCAAGCGATTAACATACGCAAAAACTTTTCTAGAGTTCAAATAGAGCAAGGATCTAGCCAGATAGCTTACCAAAAAATATTATCCTATACCTTGGATATTTTCTTTGTCTCTTGATAAATAAAAATTTATGTATATTTGTTAAAACGAATAAGCTATGGCAACTTACCAATTAGGAAATTTCTTTACATTCGAGTGGAACTCTCTTCCAGTCGTTTGCAAAACCTCCGCTTCGGTTTCTATCTCCAACGAATCAGTAATTGTTAGAAACGATTGTACTGGCGATTATGGAGTAAGACTTGAAGGCGGCGACAAATCTGGCTCCTTTTCTTTCTCTGGAGATCTTGATTTTGCATCTACAGGCGCTTCTAACCTTTCAGCTTTTGACCTAATGGAAGATATTGGGAAAGTATTTGAATTGGTGTTTGGAGGTACTGATCCAGGTGACAAAATCATTACAGTTGATGCTCAATTAAACTCAATTGAAGTAACTGCGGAAAGAAACTCTCAAGTTTCATTCTCTGGAACTTTCGACTTTGCAGGAGCGCCAGCTATTACTGTAATACCAACCTAAATATAATTTATGGCTAAATACCATGTAGCTCCTTACAAAGAAGGAGAGATTTACTTTTACCCAAACCTTGGAGCATTAGCAAATTTTGAAGACTTTACTGGCAAAAGCTTGAGTGAAGTTTTTCAAAGTGGAAAAATGCCAAAACTAGATTTAATTTATGCTTTGCTTATCGAATGCCATAAAGTGGCAAGCATAAGAAAAAGTACAAATCCAATTGCCTTGGATGAGTTAAAAATCTGGGTTGATGGTAAAGATGTAATCAATCTTTTTAACAATGTTTTAGCCGATCTCTTGCAAGAGTTAGGGATTGGAGAAAATGAGGAAAAAAAAACATAAGTGAAGACGAAAGCGAGCAATATTCAGCTCGTGAAAATTTAATGCTGCTCGTAGGTAGGACAAAAATCCCTTATGAGCAGCTTTTTTGTTTAAGTAGGAAAGAGTTAAAGGCTTTAATAAAAGGCCATGAGATTGACCAAAAAGACATGATAGAGAGCTTACGAGTTCATGCCATGATAGGTTTACAACCGCATTTAAAGAAAGGCACAAACTTATCTCCTAGAAAAATTTGGCCATTGCCTTGGGAACAAAATATTAAGCCTTTCCAATCCACAGATGAGGACTTTGCTAAAGCGAAGAAATTGTTGGAAATTGCATCTAAACTAGAGAAAAATGGCAAATCCAAAAATAGAGGTTGAAATCGGAGCTAAGATTAACGAGTTTAACCAAAAGTTTAACGAGGTTAACACTAAGCTAGATCAATCTGGTAAGGAGTTTAACAAATTCGAAAAGATATCCTCTTCAGCTTTAGCTTCTTTAGGAGCTGCTTTTTCTGTAGGAGCCGTTTTAAGTTTTGGTAAGGCTATAATTGATACAACCGCACAATTCCAGAAAATGGAAGCGGTATTAACCAATACTTTGGGTAGTAATTCAGCGGCTAAGGTTGCAATGGATCAAATTGTTGATTTTGCATCTAAAACTCCTTTTCAAGTTGACGAATTAACAGGAGCTTTTGTAAAGCTTGCGAATAGAGGTTTTACTCCTACTATTCGAGAAATGACCGCTTTAGGAGATTTAGCCTCATCAACTGGTAAATCTTTTGATCAGCTAGCCGAGGCAACATTGGACGCAATGACTGGAGAGTTTGAGCGTTTAAAAGAATTTGGTATAAAGGCCAAAGTTGAAGGAGATAACGTAGCATTTACATTTAAAGGAGTTACTACTGAAGTAGAAAAAACAGACGAGGCAATACAATCTTATATTTTAAGCCTTGGAGAGACTGAAGGAGTAAGCGGATCTATGGCCGCAATATCTGAGACCGTAGGTGGTAAGATATCTAATTTGCAAGATAATTTTACTCAATTACAATTAACTCTTGGAAGCTCATCTAGCGGATTGATTGCTGGAGTTTTGGATTTGGCTAATGCAATGACCGAAAAACTAGTAACCTCTTTAGGTGCGGTTAATACGGTTGCTCAAGCTACTGGAGAAAATGGTTTTGTAACCTTTGGAAAGCAGATTGCTGCAATGCTTAATCCTATTTATGGAGCGCAGTTAGAGGCTCAAGCTAGAGGAATTAAATTTGTACAAAAAGCAGCGGTTGAGGCTGCTGGTTCAGTAGAAACTTTTGTTGAAGCAAACGATCAAGTAAGCGCAGACGAAAAGGCTAAAGAATTTGAAGAGTATTCAAAGGCTTGGGATAAATTAAACAAGGTAATTTTAGCTGGTAATCCAGAGGTAAATACTGCAAACTTTCTTTTAGAACGTCAAGCCAAATTAGCTAAAGAAATAGATACTAATTTTATGGCATTGGCTGAATCAATGGCAGTTCCATTAAAGCCAGGATTAGATTTAGATGCCCTTGCTGCAAGTATTCAAATTCAACCAGAAATCGCAGATATAGACGATTCCAAAAAGACTAATTTTCTTTTAGCTCTAAAGGATTTTAACGCTGAAGCTTCGGCTATTATTACCAATGGAGCAGTAAATGGTTTAGGAGATGTTGGTTTTGCCATTGGTGAGGCTTTAGCGACTGGAGGAGATGTTGTAAAGGCAGCTGGTAAAGCTTTATTAGGTGGAGTTGCCACAATTGCTGAAGGATTAGGACAAGCAGCTATTAAAGTAGGTGTTGGAATGATTGCTATTAAATTGGCATTTAAAAATCCAGCAACCGCAATTGCTGCTGGTGTTGCCTTAATTGCTTTGGCTGGCTTTATTAGAGCTAAAATTGGAGGCGGAGGAGGTGGAGGTATAACCTCTGGTATTGGCGGAGGAGGTGGAGGTGGCGGAGGTGCATCCGTAGGAGGCGCTGGAGTAGGTGGAGGATCTAGCTTTACTGGAGGAGGTGCGCAAGGCGGTTTATTTGAGCAGAACAGAGACTTAAATGGAGAATTAGTAGTAAGAGGCCAAGACTTGGTTTATGTATTTGGTCAAGCTAATAACAAGATAAATAAAGGATAATGGCAGACTACAGATTTCAAGCGGCAGTCCGTCAAGGAGTTGGCACGATAACAGTTAATGGAGTTGCTCCAGTTGAGTTTTATACTGAAGGAGCTACGCTTACGATTGCAGTTGCTCCAGGCTCTGGATTTCATACTGCATTGTGGTACACTAATCCAGGAAATACTTTATTATCCTCTTCGCTTTCGTTTAATTTTACGATGCCAGCTGAAGATACAAAAATGTATGTTGTATTGACTGGCCAAAACGTACCAGTAAACGATTACGGATTAAAATACCAAGGAGGGTATGCTACTAATTACGGCGGTAATGCTTGGGATTTGCAGATTCAAAAACAAGGCTATTCTGGGGCCGTTACGCCTCTCCAAATTAACGACATAACTTACAACTGGGGTAATACTGGAAACGATCCCATAGAGACGATTATAGGCTCCTCCGTGGATTTTACAATCGCTGGAGAGACTGGAGATTTCAACGAGTTCCTAGTGGGAGGTAATCGTACTTGGAAAGTAGTTTTAAGTCAGGTTGGAGCAAATAATGATATTACGGCTTGGCAACAAGTAACAGACACAAATAATTATATCGACGTTGCTTATGGTAATGGTGTTTTTGTAGCTAGTAGATCAAATGGAGTTAGTTATTCTAATGATGGAATTACTTGGAATGCTACAAACCCGATTGGTTTTGTAGGCGGTAAATTATCTTTTGGAAATGGATTATTTATCAACGCTGGAATAATAGGAAATGAAACAAAAGTATATACATCTCCAGATGGATTTGTATGGAATTTAAGATATACATCAGGTGGAGTTGGGGCAAATTTTAGTTATTCAAGTGTAAAATATGGTAATGGTTTATTTGTATGGGTTCAACAATATTCTTTAACAGGAGCATTTATATTTACTAGTACAAATGGAATAAATTGGACATTTAACTCATTTCTAAATCCAAATGGGACTATAACTGGATTAGCATATGGTGCTGGAATTTGGGTAATGACAATATCTGGTTCACCTGGTACAATTTTAACATCTTACGATGGAATAAATTTTACGAATCAATCTACAGGATTTTCAAGTTTGACAGTATTTTATGCCAACGGATTGTTTACAACTAGTAAGCATTATTCTGAAGATGGTATTAATTGGAATACTGCAACATCTCCAAATACTGCGGTTTCTATTACTTATGGAAATGGCTATTTTATGGCCGTTACGGATACGGAAATAAAATATCTATATTCTATAGATGGTATTACTTGGACGGCTGACACGCCTCCAAATACATCAAATTTTAAAGGAGTAACATTTGGAGAAAATACATTTGTAGCAGTTGCAAGTGGCGGAACTAATAGAATTAATTACCTTTTATTTGAAGGCTTGCAACCTTTCTTTACTGGCTTTATTGCGCCTGACTTTATTACTAGTCCATATTCTAGCGGTAATAAGCTCTTTGAATTTACTGCCATTGACGGATTAAAAGGATTGGACTCGATTAGATCCGATTTTGCGAGCTGGCCTGATCCACGAACTGAAGCTTTATCCGCAGTTGTTGGAGCGTTAAATCAGAGCTTTGTGGACAAGCGAAACACTTTTGTAGGTGTTAACATCCATGAGACAAGGATGGACGATACTATTTCGCCATTCAGACAATTTAATGTCCCTTTAAATGCTATTTATACCGATGGAGAAACCGCTAAGTTTACCAACGGAGTACGAATTGAAAATGAGCAGTTGTATTTAAAGGAAACAATTGAGCGAATGGTAAATCCTTTCTTAGCTAGAGTTTTCTTGTGGAAAGATACCTTTTACGTTATCCGCCTAAATGAGTACAACGAATTAACTTACCAGGCTTTTACCTTTGATCCTAATCAGTCTCTTTTATTGAGCCAAACCATTATAAATGGAGACGACATAAACGCAGACATTAACCGACCAGAGGAAACGGCTAGAAGAGTATTTACAGAATTTAACGCTTTCCTAAATCTAGGAGTATTAGATAGAGACTCTCAAGGTGGAGTTTTTGATGCCAAGTTTCTAAGTACTGAATGGAATTTAAATAGCGCTGTATCTCCTTATCCAAATACTTACCAGCTTTTGCTTTGGGGTTATCACAAGGCAATTCCTAGTTTGCAACCTAGCAGCGTTCCAAGTGGTAATACGGCTCTTGTGCAGTACGTTTCAGATTCTAGCGGTGAGTATTGCCAGATTTGGACAACGACAACAACGGCTGGAGCAAGTGACCCAAATATCAGCTATATTTTTGCTAATACGAATAGTACTGGAGGAGCCATTACAATCGCTCAAGAAAATGCTAATACTATTTCTCTAACCTTTGAGTACATGGTTGAGAGAGTTGGCTCGGCTTATCCAGTTTCTCCAGGAGCTGGAACTCATGCGGTAGGAATAATGCTAAAGGTTGGAAACCAATATTTATTTAGAGATACCTCTACGACTTTTGCTTGGACTCCTACGGTTACAGTAATGCAGTTTGCGGTAACTACTGGCAGCGTTTGGAATAGCATTGCCATTAATAACGTACTTGTGCCAGTCGATGGCGATGTGGAGATAAGACTTTATCAGCTGATTTGCAACGGAGGAACTGCAAACAGATACGTTATCAGATACGATAACCTTTCTCTAAAGATTGAAAAAACTGCTGGACTTTCTCTTGCTAAGTTAGGAGTTAAAGCGGTTACTGGCTCTCCTTATGCCAACGTACATCCAGATTATAATACCTACATTGGAGATGCAATTACAAGTAATTCAGCCTCGGCTATGCAGTTGCTTATCGCTGGCAATCCAGTTACTGAAGAGTGGAGCAGAGATGGAGTAGAAGCTTTACCTTTGTTGGACATAATTGTGCAAGAGTTGGCCAACTTAAAAGGGCGAACTAATTACAGAGTTTTAGCAACTTTAGAGAGGAGAGAGATTGAGCCGTGGAGATCGTTTTTGTTTAACGGACGATATTGGGCGCTTGTAAGTTATCAGCTAAATTGCAGAACAGGAACGGCACAAATTGAGCTTTACGATTTAGGAATTGAACCAACGACATAAATGGCAGACGTAAATATTAACAAATTTAGAGCAAGCGTTGTAAGAGATGGCAGTAAACCATCATCTCCTGGCTTTATTGTTTCCGAGGGACAAGATCCTGTCAATCCTCCAGGTACAAACAATTATGTGCCTTATTCTGGAGCGACTGCAAATGTAGAGCTTGGAGAGTATGGAGTTGAGGCTGGCTTTATTACGTTAGATACTACTCCGACAAATACTCCAACGGATCAAGGAACGATTTTCTGGGATGCGGACGATGAGACTGTAGATATTGTATTGAACGGCTACACGATGAAGATTGGCGAGGATTTGTTTTATCCAGTCAAAAATCAAACTGGCAGCACAATTGCGAAAGGTGTAGCGGTTAGATTTAACGGAACTGTTGGAGCCTCTGGACGGCTTTTAATTGCGCCATTTATTGCAGATGGCTCTGTGCCATCTACTCGATTTATGGGCGTTACTGCGGAGGAAATTTTAAACGGAGAAGATGGAAAGGTTTTATACTTTGGTAGGGTTAGGGGAATAAATACCAATGCCTTTAACGAGGGAGATATTCTTTACGCAAGTACAACGGTTGCGGGAGGTTATCAGACTGCAATACCAGCTGCGCCAAATAATATTGTGCAAGTGGCTGCGGTGGTTACTAAGTCGGCAACGGTTGGAACTATCTTTGTTAGGCCTACGCTAGGCAGCAATATAAATAAAGACGAAGGCGTTAAAATTACTAGCGTTGCGGATAAAAATTTGCTGCAATACCAGAGCGGAACTAGCTTATGGGAGAATAAAAGTTTAGCGCAAGTTATTGGCTCGGATTATGTGCCAAGTACTAGAACAATAACGATTAACGGAACTAGCCAAGACCTTAGTGCAAACCGTACTTACAACGTAGGCACGGTTACCTCTGTCGGCTTATCCTCAGCGACTAGCGGCGTTACTATTGGCTCAACGCCAGTAACAACAAGCGGAACTATTACGCTGGCAATTGCAACGGCTAGCGGCTCGCAAAATGGCTTGTTATCGTCTACCGATTGGACTACTTTCAACAATAAGCAAAACGCTTTGACTAACCCTGTGACAGGCACAGGGGCCAGCGGTCAAGTAGCTTATTTTAATGGCACTACATCAATAACTAGCGAAAGCGCATTGTTATGGGATTCAACAAACGATAGGCTTGGCATTGGTGTTAGTCCTGCTCAAAAATTAGATGTTAATGGTATTGCTCAATTTAGAGATGACATTCGCTTTAGTACTACAAATAGTTCTATCGGTTATACGGATGCAATTAGATTTGTTGAATTAGGTGTATCTACAAGAATGACATTATCCAGCGGCAACCTCGGCTTGGGAGTAACTCCGAGTGCGTGGGATGCGACAATATTTAAAGGCATCCAAGTTGGTGCAGCTAATGGATTTTTTATGAGTAGAGTTGATGCTACTGACCAAATACAAATTG